ACGCAGAAAGAAGCTAAAAGGGGTAGAGGTCTTGAAAAGCAGATAAATGATCTAATTAAGAAATAAAGACTACGATAATGGTAGTAGATAAAAACAAATCAGAAGTAATAAGCTATAGAGTAATCGGGAATGTATTGGAACTCAAATTGACGAATTGTAAATTCAATGAGGGGGAGGTCGTGGATATAGATAATGAACGTGCGAGAATAACAGGTCGCATAATAAAAAAATTGAATAATGCGATAAGAGTTAGAATAGTAGATATAAAGGAAAAAAATGTCAACTACTCCTAAGATATTTTACGAAAAGACAGCTAAGGAAATAGAGGAGTGGGGATTCTTAGGCGTTTCTGAGGATGTTATTTTCAATATGCTAGGTCTTAGCGAAAAGTCAAGAAACAACATAAGACGTTTAGAGAAATGGAACGTCAATTACAGAAAAGGTTTGGCAAGGCGGGAGATAGAATTAGCCAGGACGTTAGTGGAGTCAAAGGATTCGCAGCTAATAAAAGAGTTATTAAAATCAACAAGTTTAGTTGACAAGAAAATAATAGAGGATAATGCAGTTTTTGATATAGAAGCTCCGGAATGGATGAAAATTAAAAAGAGGAAAAATGAAACTAAGGATAGACGAAAGCGCATTCAGTCCAAAGTTTAAGTTGACCTATCCCGACCAATCTCGATATTTAATTGAGATGGGCTCTGCCGGTTCCGGCAAGTCGGAAAGGGCGGCGGCGAAGATATTAATCCGGATGTTGACGGAGGATGATCATAGATTTATATGCTGGAGAAAAGTAGGAAAATCAATTAGAAATTCTACCTTCAAATTATTAAAAGACCAGATTCAGAGATGGAAATTAGGGAAGATATTCGAGATAAAAGAAACAGATATGACGATAGTCAATACTTTGAATGGTAACGAATTACTTTCGATAGGCTTGGATGACAGGGAGAAAATAAAATCATTAACCTCCCCTACGGGTTTTTGGATTGAAGAAATAACGGAATTAGATGAAGCTGATTTTAACCAAATCGATACCAGACTAAGGGGCAACACAAAAAACTACAAACAGATATTGGCTACGTTCAATCCTATCTCGGAATACCATTGGATCAAAAACAGATTCTTCCCCGAAGAAGTAGAACAAAGGAGAAAAGAAAAAGGATACGCCTATTTAGTCAGAGATATTAAGATAGAAGACAAAATAATTTCAGTCCCTGCATTGATGGTGCATTCCACTTATAAGGATAATCCTTTTTTAGATGATGAATATAAAGCAACATTGGAATCATATAAAGATATTGACCCCGCATATTATTTAATTTACACTAAAGGTGAATGGGGTTCTATCGGGAATTTGATTTATCCCAATGGGTTTGAAATACTTTCCGAATACCCTGAATTTGAAGATGAGATTTACGGCTTGGATTTCGGGTTCAATAACCCGACTGCTTTCGGAAGGATAGGCATTAGAGACCAGGAATACTATACGGAAGAACTATTCTATGAAAAAGGATACACTAATTCAATGCTCATAGAAGAACTTTTAAAAATGGATATTAAAGACGGCTCGATAATTTACTGCGATTCAGCCGAACCTGCAAGAATAAAAGAATTAAACGATTCGTTCTATAATCATGGCAGAAGTGTTGACTTCATCCCCGCTGCTAAATCAGTAAAGGATGGTATAGATTGTGTTAAAAGTATGAAGATATACTCTAAAGCAGAGAATGTCAATATTAATAAAGAAGTTAAAACATATAAATGGAAAGAAACAAGTGAAGGCAGAATCATAGATGGTGAGCCCGTTAAGATCAATGACCATGCTATGGATTTTATAAGATATGCAATTTATACATATTCATTAAGTCCGACATTAAAAATGGCTTTTATTTGATGATTTACGTAAAGATATATTTTTTAATTAGTTTTATTCTTATTTGTTTGATAACTGGAATGTTTTTGTTCTTTCTTGATTACGGGTATTGGATATTGAGATTTATTTTCGCATCGTTAATAATCTCTGCTCCATTATCAATTATTATAAGGATTATCTTTGGGAAGAGAATAGATGAAGTTTTTAGACGGAATAACTAAAGCAATATCATTGACCGATGCTAAGACTCTGAACAGTACATTCGGAGAATATTGGAATTTAAACCAATCTTCCGAGACCGGTTATGTCGCATCATGTTTAAATACGATGGGGAATTATTTTGCCAATTCTAAATTAAGGCTTTATAAAAAAGTGAACGGTTCTTTAAGAGAAATTCCAAAACATCCTTTTATAGATTTATGGGAAAATCCGAATGATTTTCAGGTGAATTGGGAATTGAAATATTTTATGGGTGTTTATTTAGCCGTGAAGGGCAATTATTATCTTCTCATTCTAAGGGGGGCAGTATCGGGACAACCCAGAAGTTTGATCATGCTTGACCCTATGAGAGTAAAACCCGTAGGCAATAAATCAAAATGGATAGAATATTATGAGTATAATAAAGGGACGGAAAAGCTTAAATTAAACCCTAAAGAAGTCATCCATATCAGATACCCGTATTCAGGTTCTGTAATAGAAGGCAGACCTATTATAGACGCTATTTCAGACATCATAGATGTAGATAAATACCAACAGGCTCTTACGAAGAAGTTTTATAAGGAGGGTGGGTTCTTAGGACTTACATTTACATCGAATTCCAATCTTACTACTACCGCATTCAATAGGGCAGTTGAACAATTAAAAGAGAGATATTCCGGCAGTGAGAACGCATTCAAGGTGGCTGTTTTCGAGCAAGGCTTGGCACCAATTAAAGCCGCATATTCTATAAAAGATATGGAACTAACGGCACAAAGAAAATTGACTCAAGAAGAAGTAATGGCGGCTTTTCGTATTCCAAAACTTCTTCTGGGCGGCAGTGCCGAAGGATATACTAAGGCTTCGAGTGAAGCCGCTGAATATACCTACGCACAGACAATGATAGACCCACTTCTCACATACATAGGACAGGTTTTAACTGCACATGTAAAGCGGATTTATGGGGACGATCTTGTCGCCAAACATGACTCCGTTGCTCCAAAAGATGTGGAAAGAAAATTAGCCTACTATAAAGAAATGGTGGGTATGGGTGCTTTAACAATCAATGAAGTAAGAATCGAAGAAGATTACGACCCATTGGATTACGAATTAGCAAAAGTCAATTTACTTAACGTAGGTGGAGCGGCGATAAGATTAGATAGTGGAGAACAATTAGGGCAAACTCCTAACAATGTCCAGGACAAACCGGCGCAGAAGAGCTTGGTTAAGGAAAAGGAATATGAATTATATTGGAAGCAGTATGAAAGAAGATTTAAGAAAGAATATACACAGTTTAAAAAAACAATAGATGATTTTTTTGACGATCAAGAGAAAAGGATATTGGAAAGATTTAATCTAAAATCAACATTAGACGAATTTTTCGATGGCGGGGAATTACAAATATTGATAAATATGTTCGAGAACGCATATACAAGATTTCTGGAAAAAGGTATGCTATTCGGAGGACTTGTTAATATGGACTCTTTTTTGATAAAGGATGGGTTAATAGATTTGTTAAAAAAATCGGAGTCAGTCAATGAAACTACTAAGAAAAACTTATCTAAAAAGATCACAGACTTAAATGGTGAAGAATTAAAACAAGCTATTAAGAATGAATTCTCTTCGATCAAAGAATCAAGATCGGGGACAATAGCCCAGACTACGATTGAAACCGGTTTTAATCTTGGGCTCTGGGTGTCTTATAAATTACAAGGTTATCAAAAGAAAATATGGGTTTCGCAGAAATTACCCGAAACAAGGGACGCGCATTTTATAGCAGACGGTCAGACTGTCAATATAGACGATCCGTTTTATGTTGATGGTGAGGCTTTAATGTATCCGGGAGACCCGAATGGGAGCGCAAAAAATGTTATTAATTGTTTATGTATTTTAATAGGAGTGAAATAATGATACCGCAACATTTGCTAAATGTACAAGATTTTAGAACTATAGAGATAAAAGCCGATTCAGTCGAGAAATTAAAATCTGAACGAGCGATAATACATTATATTTCTACGCCTGGTTTAGATAGGGTGAGAGATATAATGAACCCAAAAGGTATGATAGATTCTGATTTTGGGAAAGCCCCTTCAGTCTGGTATAATCATAATTATAAATATGATCCCAATGCCTTGCCTGTTGCACGTTCGTTATGGAGAAAGAAAAAAGAAGATGGGATATTGACTAAAACGGAATTCGCTTCTACTGAATTCGCAGATGATGTTTATCGTTTACATGATGGAGGATTTATCAATACATGGTCTATAGGATTCAGACCAGTTTATGATAAGAATGGGAAGATAAAAGAAGGTTCTATTAGATATGATGAAGGCAAGAATATAACTACATGGGA